CCTTAATTTTCTTCCCAAATTCTCGTGAAAGGGGTGTAGATATGGCGAAATCGAAAAAAGAAAATCGAATTATTGAAGAAAAGAAAAGATTACAAAACATATTCGCTGGAATGGACGCTAACAAACTCCAAACCTGTCAATCGCTCATTGATCGCGCCGCTTTTATCACGATCAGCTTGCAAGATTTGGAGGAACAGCTCAACGCGTCGGGCTGGACAGAAACGTATCAAAACGGCGAGAACCAATACGGCTTGAAAAAATCGGCCGCGGCTGATGTGCATATCAGCCTCACAAAAAATCTAAATGCCATCGTGAAACAACTCCTCGAAATTGTGCCTCCCGCGCAAAAATCGAGTCGTTTGGAAGCGATGATGAACAAATGACTCCGCATTCTAGCTACATACACGAATATCATTCTAAAATACAATCCGGTGAAATCGTCGTCGGCAAGTGGATAAAGCTGTTGTACGACAAAATCGTCGCTGGATTGCAGGATGAGATTTATTACTTCGACGCGAAAAAAGCAAATCGAGCGATCGATTTCATCGAAACCTTTTGCCGACACTGTGAAGGACGAGACGACTATATCACTCTCGAACTTTGGCAAAAGGCGACTGTCAGCCTCATGTTCGGCATCGTGGACGAGAACGGCTTGCGAATATTTCGCGAGGTGTTCTTGGTCATGGGTCGAAAGAACGGCAAGAGCCTTTTTGCGTCGGCGTGTATCGCGTACATGACTTATCTCGATGGTGAGTATGGCGCGAAAATTTATTGCTTGGCTCCTAAATTGGAACAGGCCAATATAGTTTACGACAACTTCCACAAAATGATCATGCGCGAACCTGAGCTCATGAATTTGGCTCAAAAGCGTCGATCAGACATATATCTCGAAGATACAAACTGCTCCGTCAAGCCGTTGGCGTTCAACGCGAAAAAGTCGGATGGATTTAACCCGCACATGACAGTCTGCGACGAGATCGCCAGCTGGCCTGCGGAGCAAGGTTTGAAACAATACGAAGTCATGAAGTCCGCGCTTGGTGCGCGTAAACAGCCGATGATCTTATCGATCAGCACGGCGGGCTACGTGAACGACGGGCCGTATGACGAGCTCATGCTTCGATCCACTGCAGTGTTAAACGGCAGCAGTGCCGAGCGACGCTTGCTCCCGATCCTTTACATCATCGACGACGTGAAGAAATGGGACGACATCGAAGAGCTTAAAAAGGCAAATCCGAACATGGGCGTGAGTGTGACGGCCGACTTTTTCTTGGAAGAGATCGCGATCGCACGAAACAGCTTGAGCAAGCGCGCCGAGTTCATGACCAAGTATTGCAACATCAAACAAAGCAGCACGCAGGCGTGGCTGCCTTACGACGTGGTTGACGTTGTGACCGGCGAGCATTACGACTTGAACGATTTTAGATCGTCTTACTGCGTAGGAGGCATCGACCTGTCACAGACGACCGACTTGACCGCCTGCTGCGTACTGATCGAAAAAGCTGGCAAGCTGCACACGTTCGTGAAGTTCTTTATGCCAGCGAATAAGATCGACGAATTGCAAGAGCGCGAAGGCGTGCCTTATAGGCTGTACGTCACGCAGGGCTTGATTCAACCGAGCGGCGAAAACTACGTGCAATATCAAGATTGTTTTGAGTGGTTCAAAATGTTAGTTGAAGAATATGAAATTCTTCCGCTTCAAGTTGGTTATGACCGATACACCGCTCAATATTTGGTGCAGCAGATGGACGGATACGGATTCCACATGGACGACGTTTATCAGGGCGAAAACCTAACGCCAGTCATTCATGAGTGCGATGGTTTGCTGCGCGACAAAACTTTGCTGCTCGGCAGCAACAATTTGCTCAAAGCCCATTTTCTTAATGTCGGCATGAAGCAAAACGAAGAAACGCGAAAAATTCGACCGATTAAAATTGATCAACGCTGTCACATCGACGGCTTTGTCGCTGTGATCGACGCGTTGACAGTCCGCCAGAAGTGGTATGACCAAATCGGCGAGCAACTAAAGAATATAGCATAGGAGGCAATGATGGGAGCATTTCAGAAGCTCTTTGGAAAATTCAAACTGAAGCATGATCTCAGCAAATTCTTTGCCATGCTCGACGGGTACACACCTAGCTTCACCACTTACGACGGCGGAGTTTACGAGATGGAATTGACGCGAGCATGTATTCATACTTTCGCCAATCACTGCAGCAAATTGATGCCGCAGGTGGCGGGCCCGGATGGTCGTGGAATTCAGTCGATGCTCGACGGGCGGCCCAATCCGTTCATGACTGCGGCGCAGTTTGTTTATAAAGCGGCGACGATATACGACACCAAGAACACGTGTTTCATCGCTCCAGTTCTTGACGAGTACGATCGCTTGATTGGGTATTATCCCATCAATCCGAGCTTGACTGAGATCAAGGAGATGAACGGCGAGCCCTATTTGGTTTATACGTTCGGCAATAACGAGAAGGCCGCGATCGAGCTTTCGCGCGTGGGCGTGATCAGTAAGTATCTCTACAATAACGACATCATGGGCGAAGACAACAGCGCGCTTGAGCCTACGTTGCAGCTGCTTTCGACACAGAACCAGGGCATCGCTGAAGGCATCAAAAACAGCGCCAGTTTTCGTTTCATGGCGACGATGAGCAACTTCACGAAGGGCAAGGATCTCGAAAAGGAACGCAAGGAATGGGTCGAAAACAACCTCGGCTCGGAAGCGGGCGGTTTGGCGTTGTTCCCCAACACGTACTCAAACATCCAACAGATTCAGTCCACGGCTAAGATCGTCGATCCTGAACAAATGAAGCTCATCGAAAATCGTGTTTACACGTATTTCGGAAGCAACGAAAACATCCTGCAGAACAAAGCGACCGGCGATGATTGGTCGGCTTATTACGAAGGCAAGATCGAGCCTTTCGCGATTCAGCTTTCGCAGGCGATGACGGTCATGACGTTCACGCAGAACGAACGCAAACGCAACAACGCGATCGTGTGGAGCGCGAATCGCATGCAGTACATGACCAATCAGGACAAGCTGCAGGTCAGCAGCCAGTTGTTCGATCGTGGTGTGCTTTCGCTCAATATGATCATGGACATTTGGCAATTGCCGCACGTCGAAGACGGCGACAAGCGCTACATTCGAAAGGAATATACCGAAATCAGTCAGCTCGATCAGGTTGCGGCGTTGCAAGAAGAATTGGCTGCGGCGCAGAACGAGTTGAACGCGAACAAAATACAACCCGATCCTGATGCAAAGGAGGACAAAGCAGAAGATGACACCGGACAGCAAGATTAAATTTAAAGATGCGGCGCAGGTGCGTGCGTTGACGATCTTTTCGTCTGAACGAGATGCCAAGCGCATCGATTCCGAATATTACGTGGACGGCTACGCGGCTCGATATGAGCCTTATGTGTTGTACTACGATCCTGACGGTCAGCCCGTGTATGAGCGTTTCGAGCGTGGTTGTTTTGATGGTTGCGATATGAGTGACATCATTTATCAATACGACCATTCTGGTCGCGTTTTTGCGCGTACCAGCAACGGCAGCTTGATCGTGGAACCTGACGAGGAAGGCTTGTTCTTTGCAGCCGACCTTGGCAAAACCGAAGCCGCTCGCGATCATTACGGCGACGTAAAGGCCGGCATGGTCACGAAGATGAGTTGGCGATTCCGACTCGGCGATTATTATTACGACGCAGAAAATCGCACGATCGTGCATCGTACAGTCGCCAAAATTTACGACGTTTCGGGAGTTAGTATTCCCGCAAACGACAACACCGAAATCAATGCTCGCGCGTGGGTCGACGGAGAGATCGCCCAGGCAGCTCGGAGAGAAGCAGAGCTTGAAGAGCGACGCAGGAAAATGCGCGCAAAAATAAATATTTCTTTAGGAGGAAATTAAAAATGGATAGAATCACAGAAATCCAGGCAAGACTTGCCGAAATCAACACAGCGCTCGACGCTGCAACCGGTGAGGAACTCACCAATCTCGAAAACGAGTCTCGTTCTCTCCTCGATGAGATGAACAAGCTCAAGGACGAAATCGAAGCACGCAAGGCGCTCCGTCAGAGCATCGCTGCAGGCGCAGGAACTTCCGTTTCTACTCCCGCAAAGGTATCCGACGAGGAGAGAGCAGCAAATGATTTCGTTAAGAACAACAGAATGACGATCAACGCTGATCAGGCGCGTGCGCTCACCATCGCAGGCGGCCAGCTCGTACAGCCCACCAAGGTTGACGGCATCAACGACCTTCCCGGTGCAAAGGTTTCCAGCATCATCGACCTCGTCAAGATCGTGAACTGCGTCGGCATGGGCAGCCACAAGATCGCCTACGTGAAGGAAGATGCGGCTGCTGCTGCAAATCAGACTGAGGGCGAGGCAGCTACAACCGCTACTCTCGCACAGTTCGGCTTCGTGACTATCACTCCCGAGTCCGTTGCCGTGCTTGATTTCATTTCCAAGCAGGCAAAGAAGCAGACCACTCTTCAGTATGCGTCTAAAGTAAGAGAGCAGGCGATGATCGCGCTTCGTCGTAAGGCCGCGCAGGTCGTAACTGCAGCGCTCAAGAATTCCGAGCTCGTCAAGGCAGTGCCCGGTGCAGCGATCGACGCGAAGACTCTTCGCACCATCGCTCTCAGCTATGGCAATGACGAGTCCATCATGGGCGGCGCGATGCTCTTCCTCACCAAGGCAGATCTCATGGCGTTCGGTGACGTTCGTGGAACCAACGAGAAGAAGGCTCTTTACGAAATCACTCCCGACGCATCCGGCAACACTGGTGTGATCCGCGAGGGCGGTCTTTCCGTTCGTTACTGCATCAACAGCAATCTCACCAACGGCGAGATGTTCTACGGCGATCCTCAGACTCTCGAGCTTGACCTCTTCTCGGACTACGAGGTTAAGGTTTCCGAGGACTTCGCGTTCGATAAGCTCATGGATACCATTCGTGGCGACGTTGAGCTTGGTTCTGGCGTAATCGTCAAGAACGGCTTCATCAAGTACACTGTCGGCGCGTAAACACTATATGCGAGGGAGCTGGGAAGTTCCCCTCCCTCGCTTAACAAATCAGAAGGAGGAGTCACATGCTGATCGATGAAACACTTAAAAAAATAAAATTGAGCCTTCGTATCAGTCATTCAAAGCTTGATGAAGACATTCGATCGGACATTGACGCTTGCTTGGCTGATTTGGAAATGCACGGCATTGTTCACAAGAACGAACTTGATCCGCTCATTTATAACGCGATTAAGTTGTACTGCAAATCGTGCTACACGGACGACATCGCAAAAGCCGCCGAGTATAAAAAACGCTACGTTGAATTGAGAGACTTTCTCAAAGACGCGAAAGGTTATGGCTGGGAGGCTGCAAGCGATGAATGAGATTTTGATACTCGTCAAGCGCGTGCTCGATGATGACGGGTACACCGTAAAAAACGAAACACGTCGCGAGGTGCTTTGTCGGCTCGACAGCATCGGACGCTCCGAATTTTATCAAGCGCAAGCTACAAATCTTCGACCCGAACTCAAATTCGTGTTAGCGGATTATTTGGAATACGACGACGAGTATTTGTGCATCTACGACGAAATTTGGTATAGAGTGATTCGCACGTATCGCGCAGGGCAGGAGTTGGAGCTGGTGGTTCAACGTGCTTCCGTTGAAGAGGTGAGCGCGTATGAGTAAAACCATCAAACCAAACAAACTCGCCGACGCGATCGAACAAGAACTGACGCTGTATCACAAGGACGTGATCGAACGCGTGAACAACGCGGGCGAAACTGCGGTCAAAACGCTCGTTGAACGAACCAAAGCAAGTGCTCCGGTAGATTCGGGGAACTTCAAAAAACACATCGCGAGCAAAGCAGTCGCCGATTCAAACGGAGCGAAGCGTTTCGTTTGGTACGTCAAAGCGCCGTTTTATCGCTTGACGCATTTGCTCGTTCACGGGCATGCAAAGCCAAACGGAGGCCGAGTACCCGGCAATCCATTTTTACAGAATGCGCTTGATGAAGTGTTGCCCGCATACGAAGAAGAAATACAGGAGGCGCTTACAAAATGATCAATGAAATATTGACCGCTGTCGGCGTTCCTTTTCGTGAAATTCAGTTCGTGCGAGCGCCATCAGCGAAGACCTACGCGGTTTATTTTGACGACGTGGCCGCTGACGGCCCGGACGAAGTCAATCGAATTTTCACGCACGATATTTCCGTTGAGTTTTACGAGACAGAACCTGATCCGCAAACGGAGAAAAGTTTCGAAACGGAGCTCAATAATCGCGGAATCAAGTGGACAAAACAGGCGCGATACTGGCTGACTGATGCGCAGCGGTATCAAGTCATATATGAATTTTCACACATCGAAAAAAATTAAAGGAGAATAAGTCATGGGTAAGAGAGAAAAGACCAACATCACGCTGGGCTCCGGTAAGATTTACCTCGCAGCTTTCGCGGATGCGATGCCCACAGTCGATACTCTTTGCAAGGAAGAGAACCTCCTCGGATATATCAAGGGCGGCGCGTCACTTGAGTACACCGAAGAGACCTACGAAGAGAAAGACGATCTTGGCTACGTTTCCAAGGTCATCACCACCAACGAGGAAGCGGTTCTTAAGTGCGGTCTCATCACTTGGAACGGCAACACGCTCAAGAACCTCATCGATCGCTGCAAAGTATCCGAGGCGGAAGGCAAGCGCACCGTGAAGATAGGTGGCGCAGGTAACGCTCAGGGCGCATACTACGCGATCTGCTTCCATCACGAGGACAAGGACAGTGGCGACATGTGGGTGCTGATCAAGGGCCGCAACACTGCGGGCTTCACCATCACCTACAGCACCGAGGCTGGTTCCCTGATCGAGCCCGAGTTCAAGGCAATGCCGCAGGACGACGAAGGCACCCTGATCCAGCTGATCGAGGAGACCGCTACGACCTAACGCCAAGAGGCGGGAGCACCCGCTCCTGCCTCTTTTTCACCCTAACAGAAAGGAGCCAATGACATGGCAAAAGTGCTTGATTTTAACGCTATCGAGCGCCCCGTGCTGGAGCTGATCATGCAAGACGCCGCGCGCACGCATATCAGGGTGAGCACACCGACCGAGAGCCTGGTGGAGGAGCTGGCAGAGCTGGCGCCTCAGCTGGAGAAGGTGCTGCAGTCCAAGGACGCGGAGAGCGTCAAGGCCATCTATGACCTGGCGGCGCGCCTGATCAACTGCAACCGCGACCTCATCAAGGTGACTCCCGAGGAGCTGCGCGACAAGTAC